GAGTGAGCAATACCACACAGGATTCTTTCCGTCTAGAATACGATACTTCTGCCAATCAGTTGCAGTTCCACTTCTCGCCAGCGTCTTACTCTGGTTCAGGATACTCCAATGTGGTTAATGTATCTCCCGTAAACGGAATAACACTGGATGACTGGCATCACTTTGCTATAACATATATCAATCAAGGTGGATGTGCCGCTGTTATGACCTACTGGAATGGAACCCGACTTTTCACTGCCACTGGACTTTCTGGCAACATCAAAAACAGCAATGGATTTGTATGTGTGGGAAGTGGTGTATCAGGAGACAAACCGTACAAGGGATGGCTGGACGATATAATGATAAGTGCTGGTGCAACAACCACTGCTCTTCGTTCTTTTCAACCGGGTGCAACGGCTCCGGTTCCCACGGACACAATTTCTTCTGGAGACTATACAGTTTATTTGTTGAGTATGAATGGACCTAATCGAAGCAGCATATTTCCATGCGACACACAGGAAAAGGTTATGTCTACCGTTACATATGTTGACCGATTCAATGGTGTGGTCGGAGCAGGAAACTTAGTTAGAGTTGATGATTCTATTACTGGACTTAGCCTGTTTGCTGGCGTTTGTTCGGGACACGAGCGAACCGGAATATCGGGTGCTGCGTATTTGTTTGGATATAATACTGGTGCCGCGATGTATGTGAACAATGTAGAAAATCTACAACCAACTTTAACACAAGCGCAGAGAATTCGTTCCACTATGGTTGATTTGACAGTTTCTTATCTGCTTGGAGCCACTGCAATGCGTGGATTCTCTGGTGCATCTGGAGATTTTCCTCGACTTTTTAGCCGAAACTGGGGAGGGGACACCTTTACCTTCTTGCCTGTTCAGGCAAATATTGCCAATATTCGCAGCATATACGACAATATCATAATCAATGGTAAAAATGTAAATTACAATATTACGGATTTTGAAGGTAATGTCTATAGCATGGCTACAGCAGACATTAAGAACTTGTATTCGGACATCGTGTCTTATCATTCTACTGCTGTTCTGACGGGAAACACAATCAAGAATGAAATTCAATCAGCAGGAACAATAGAAAATTTAAACACAATTGCAGGGTTTACTGGTGAAGGATTTGCCGTGAAGATTGCTCCCACTATTGATGAAGTTGGAGTCTTGTTCATATCTCCAAAGGCTAGAGCCACGAAGAAAACAACTATTCCGGAGACAAAGTACATCAAGGGTGGATTGACAGTTGAATTGGGTGGTGAAGAGTTTGGAGGATGACACATGACCCTTATTCATTATGGGCTTGACAGGATAAATTTGAACGGAAACGAGTACTCCTTTTTGGATTTTAGAAAGGTTGAACCAGACTATTCCGCTCCATATGGATTTCATATTCATGTGTATGAGCGTGGAGTCCGTCATTACGCTAGTGACGGGATAAACACTATACACCTTCCGGTCATAGACGAAACCTGTGACCGCATATGCAACCGAGAGGGAGAATTGGCTAGGCTTTTGCTGATGTTGGAAGAGGAAACGAAGCCCAAGATTTACACCAATGACAACGGCGAAACGCTTATGAAACGGAAAAGCGGATTGACCCTGAAACTCAAGAACACGGACTCCTAAATACTTCAAAAGGAGAAGGGTTATGGCGAAGCCGCGCACACGACAAGAATTCAAGGACTACTGCCTACGCGCTCTCGGTGCGCCTGTTATCGAAATAAATGTAGATGATGCACAGGTAGAGGACCGCATCGACCAAGCCCTTCAGTATTTTGCGGACTGGAACTCCAACGGCGCACAGAGGACATATTACAAGTATCAAGTCACCGAGCAGGACAAGACCAATCAGTATGTTGACACCTTTGCCATAGATCCCAATCTGCTTACTGTTTCTCGTGTGTTTCAGATAGGGTTCAATCTACAGATCAACAATATTTTCAATGTTCGGTATCAGATGGCACTGAACGACTTCTATGGTCTTCGCACCGGACAGATGAATCTGAATTACTTTGTGACCACTATGCAGTATATTGAGATGTTGCAGCAACTCCTTGATCCTGAAAAGCAGATACGCTTCAACAAGTACAACAACAAACTCAATATTGATATGAATTGGGAAGATTTTTTGACAGGACAGTATCTGCTTATTGAAGGCTACACAATAGTTGATCCCGAGGTGTATAGTGAAGCGTGGAACGACCCCATGCTGAAGAAATACGCCACAGCACTAATCAAAATGCAGTGGGGTGCCAACTTGTCGAAGTACGAGGGCATCCCGCTGCCAGGAAACATTACTTTCAATGGGCAGCGCATCTATCAGGAGGCTATGGATGAGGTAGCCAAGATAGAAGAGGATGTCCTCCTGAAGTATCAGGAACCACCTGAATTCATTACAGGATAAACATGACAGTCAATCCGTATTTTCGCAGGAACAAGAAGGGCGAGCAGTCTCTTCTAGAATCACTCACGACCGAGGCAATCAAAATCCACGGGCATGAGATGATTTACATTCCGCGAGAAAAGGTCACGGAAGACCTTATTTTTGGAGAAGAGGTGTCCGAATTCAAGGACGCTAATCGAATTGAAATGTATCTTGAAAATGCCGAGGGATACGAAGGCGATCAAGAGATGAGCCGCTTTGGGCTAGATGTAAAGGAAGCAGCCACATTCATCGTGTCTCGAAAGCGATTCATGGATGTAATGGGACACAACGCAGACATTCGGCGGCTCGGTCGCCCACGCGAGGGCGACATTGTGTTCTTCGACTACCCATACGGAATGTTTGAAATCAAGTTCGTGGAACACGATAATCCGTTCTATCCTGCTGGAGACAGATATTCTTTCAAACTGTCCTGTGAAGCATTCAAGTATTCCAACGAGAAGATCGACACAGGCGAGACAGAGATGGATGCCGTCATGGAAATCACATCGTCCTATCTTGTTGGATTAACTCTCGGATCGGGTGGAACCGGATCGTTTGCTGTTGGAGAAGAAGTCTACACAGGCACAACATCCAACAAGACTGCTTTTGGTCGTGTCAATAAATACACGGTTCCCATCGCTGATAGCAAGTATCTGTATGTCAACCGACAAGAAGGAACATTCCAAGCAGGAGACTACGCTGTTGGTGCAGTCAGCGGAGCAATCCACCCAATTTCAGGAGTTTACACCACCGATATACGGGTCAACCATCAAGATCAGCAGGACAACGACCAGTTGGAGTTGGAAAAGATTCAGGACGACATCTTCGACTTTACGGAGCGAGATCCGTTCTCGGAGGGTAACTACTGATGTTTACCAACTTCTACAACGGCTCCATACGCCGAATAGTGGTGGCATTTGGTTCACTGTTCAACCAAATCTACATCGACAAGCAGGAAAGCGGTGGCAAAAAAACCCTCCTTGTTCCCATAGCGTATGCTCCGAAGGAAAAATACAAGGTGCGGTTGGCTGGTGATCCTTATCTGAACAATCCCAACCAAATCACCCTGCCGCGCATGGCGTTTGAGATCACGGGATATGTGTATGATCCCACTCGCAAGCGCAACAGCACCATTCGTAACATAGTCAGACCAACTGGTGCTCCAAGCGGGGTGGACTACACCTTTTCTGAAGTCCCGTACAACATTGATTTTGGACTGTATGTGTATGTCCGAAACATGGAAGACGGGCTGCGGATAGTGGAGCAAATTCTGCCGTTCTTTGCGCCAGAGTTTGTGGTCACCATGAATTTTGATGACATAAACCGAAAGATTGATGTGCCCATCTACCTGAACTCCGTTTCTTCCGAAGAGGATTATGAGGGCGACTTCCAAACACGGCGATCCATAATATTTACATTGAACTTCACGATAAAGACCTATCTGTTTGGCAACAAGAAGAACTACAAGGAAATCCGTGTGGTTCAAGCGAATATGTGGAACGGAAATGTGTTTGACGAGGATTTTGTTGGTGCTGGCGGAATCACCTTCTTGCCAGGAAACACTACAGACACACCCAACTACGCTACAGACATTATTGGAATATCTGGTCCATCGGGAGCCAATTCCAATCTGAACAACTACACTCCGTATGTCAAAATTTACCAAAATGATTTTGATGCAGGTGGAACAACATATCAAAATGCGATGGATTCGGGTGGTCTGACTGTGGATTGGAACATATAAGGAGTAGAGCATGAGTGAGTTCGATCATATTGAAAAGGCTCTGGGAGCAGAGCCTGAAGCAAAGCCATTGACCAACACGGGCATCCCGCAGAACGCTGTGGTTGTTTCCGTTCCTCCTCGTCCACTCACCGATGACGAGTTGGCAAATGACCTGAAAACCGACTATCAGATTGTGCGGGATAATCTCAAAGAATTGGTGAACATGGGCAAGAACGCACTAGACGGCGTGATTCAGGTGGCACAGGAAGGCGATCAGCCCCGAGCGTATGAAGTGGTGGCACAGATGATTAAAACGCTATCAGAAACCAACCGTGAACTGATGGATCTACACAATCGGGTGAAGACTGTTCGCAAGGTTGACCAAAGCGTTACGAATAACAGCACCACCAATCAGTCCATTTATGTGGGTTCCACAAAGGAACTACAGGACATCATCAACTCCACCCGATCCACGATGAAGGCGTTTGACAACCGCCCAGATGTAAGACAGACGATACAGGATGACAAGACCGTTGAGTAACAAGAGCAACAAATACCTTGGAAACGCAAACCTCAAAGCAGCAGGGGTTCAGGTCAACTTTTCCCCTGAGCAGATTGAGGAATATGTGAAATGCTCTCAAGATCCCCTGTATTTCATCAAAAATTATGTGAAGATCGTGTCCCTTGACAAGGGCTTGGTGCCGTTTGAGCCGTATGAGTATCAGGAGCGAATGATCCGCACCATTCACGAAAACCGTTTCGTGATCGGCAAACTACCCCGACAGACAGGTAAATCCACCACGATCATTGCGTATATGTTGCACTATGTTCTGTTCAATCAGAGCATGAGCGTAGCCATTCTCGCAAACAAACTGTCAACAGCACGCGAACTGCTTGGTCGCCTGAAACTGGCATACGAATACCTTCCCATGTGGTTGCAGCAGGGTGTCGTGGAGTGGAACAAGGGATCAATTGTTTTGGAAAACGGCTCCAAGATCCTTGCGTCAGCCACATCATCCTCCGCTGTGCGTGGTGGATCGTTCAACTACATCTTCCTTGACGAGTTTGCGTATGTGCCGCAGAATGTCGCGGAAGAGTTCTTCTCGTCCGTGTATCCCACCATAACTAGCGGTCAAAGCACGAAGGTCACGATCATCTCTACGCCCAAGGGCTTGAATATGTTTTATCGCTTTTGGATCAATGCCAACAAGCGACCGGGAGAAGACGGCAAGAACGAGTATGTGCCCATCGAAGTCCATTGGAGCGATGTGCCTGGACGCGATGATGCGTGGAAAAAGCAGACAATAGCGAACACCAGCGAAGAGCAGTTCCGAACGGAATTTGAGTGTGAATTCCTAGGCTCCATGCACACTCTTGTGCATTCTGAAAAATTGAAGTGTTTGGTGTACAAGACACCCGAGTTCAGAAATGGGGAGGGGCTAAAGGTATACGCTCGTCCCGTTCCTGGTAACAAATATATCACGGTGGTGGACACCGCACGGGGACAGGGACTGGACTACCACGCATATTCTGTTATAGATGTGACCAGCATTCCGTATCGGCAGGTTGTCACATTCCGAAACAACCAGTTGGCTCCCATGTTGTATCCCAATGCCATCTATCCCATACTGCGGCAGTACAACAATTCGTACTGCTTGATTGAAGTAAACGATATTGGTGGTCAGGTGGCGGATATTTTACACGATGATTTGGAATACGATAATGTTGTGTATGTGTCCATGCAGGGACGCAAGGGGCAGGTAGTCAACGGTGGCTTCGGTGGCAAGGGCGGCTCCCTGAAGGGAGTGAAGACCTCCACTGCGGTGAAGCGCATCGGCTGCTCTATTTTGAAAAATCTGATCGAAG